AACTGATTACAAAGCATTTCAAGATTATAAACAAATGGCAGATAAACATAATTATTTATTTGAAAGTAAAGGTAAAGGACTGTCAGGACTAGCTAGAGAAATGGCATGTTTCTCTGCGTTTGGAGAGGGATTACAACTGTTTGCTTCTTTTGTAATGCTTTTAAACTTTCAACGATTTGGAAAAATGAAGGGTATGTGTCAGATAGTAACGTGGAGTATACGAGATGAAACACACCACGTTGAAAACATGATTAAATTATTTCATGCGTTAATAAAAGAAAACCCTAATATTTGGACAGAAAAATTTAAAGCAAGTATCTATCAAACATGTAGAGATATGGTTGACTTAGAGGATAGATTTATTGATTTAGCTTTTGAGTTAGGTGGGATAGAAGGACTAACTTCTGACCAAGTTAAAGAATATATAAGGTATATTGCAGATAGAAGACTACTACAATTATCTTTAAAACCTAATTATGGTGTTAAAAACAATCCTTTAGGTTGGTTAGACTGGGTATTAAACGGCGTAGAACACGCAAATTTCTTTGAAAATAGAGCCACTGAATACAACAAGGGTACTACCAGTGGGTCACTTTGGTAATAAAGTACCCTTTTTAGAAGGAAAACAATGAAAGACTTAGATGATGTTATCTTACCTACTACGGTAGATGACTTAATTAAATTGTTAAATGAAGTATATCCTGAAAAATCACCTGAACTTTCAGATGATACTAAGACTATATACTTTAAATCAGGACAACGTGATGTTGTTAAATTTATAAATACATTAAAAGAAAGGGCTGAAGAAAATGTGCTTAGGAACAAGTAAACCAGTAACATATACACCAAGAGATGAATCTCAAGACTATGTAGCAGGAAATACTTTTGACCCTAAAGATAATGCCTTTGATAATCCTGAACCTTCTAACGTAGATGTCGGCGGTGATATGCCTAAAAAGAAAGTACAAGATACTTACAATCAGGGTGGAGTTGAAGGCTCTAATTCTGGTTTAAACATAACTTAATAAGGAGAAATAAATATGTGTGGTGGCGGTTCAAGACCTGCTCCTCAACCTGTTGCTCCCAATCCTGTAGTTAATGCTTCACCTATTGGTGAGGAATTAGTACCTACATTGGAAACAGCAGACACACTTGAGGACGGAAAAAGAAAAAAGAAGGGTAGTAAGAAAGCAGGAACAGAGGCTTTACAAACAGCAAACTCTGGTCTGAATATTACAACAACTTCTAATACAGGCGTTAATACTCCGTAATGGAATACGATAACGAAGTAGTAACAAGACAAAATACCGCTAGTGAAAGATACGAAACCTTAAAACAAGACCGACAACATTTTTTAGATAGAGCAAGAGAATGTAGTGAACTAACTATTCCGTCTCTAATTCCTGACGAAGGCTTTACAAAGTCTTCAGATTTATATTCCCCATTTCAATCCGTTGGAGCTAGGGGTGTCAACAATTTAGCTTCCAAATTATTATTATTATTACTTCCCCCTAATTCCCCATTCTTTAGATTACAAGTCAGTGGTGACGCTAAAAAAGAAATGGACGACCAACCTGATATTAAGACTGAAGTTGAAAAATCTTTAGCTGATATTGAAAGAGAAGTTTCAAAAAAGATAGAAGAATTAGCTTTAAGAGTTAGTGTCTTTGAAGCATTAAAACATTTAATTGTGGGTGGTAACGTATTAACGTATTTACCAAAGAATGACACTATGCGTGTCTACCCTCTTTCTAATTATGTAGTTAGAAGAGACCCTCAAGGAACATTAATAGAAATAGTTATAAAAGAAAGTATAGCTCATGTAGCTCTTGATGAAGATATTAAAGAGCAAATGAAAATTAATGGAGATTATAAAGATGATGAGAATTGTGATATTTACACTCACATTTATAAATTAGACGAAAAGAAATTTTATATATGCCAAGAAGTAATGGGTATAAAAATCCCTTCTACTATTGGTACACTTATGGCAGACGCCATGCCTTATCAAGCATTAAGAATGGTAAGGATTGATAATGAAAATTATGGAAGAAGTTTTGTAGAAGAGTTCTTGGGCGACCTCAAGAGCTTAGAAGGATTATCTCAATCACTTGTCGAGAGTGCGGCGGCTTCAAGTAAAGTTGTCTTTATGGTAAAACCAAATGCTGTTACAAGAAAAAGAGATTTAGCACAGACAAGAAATGGTGACATTATTACTGGAGCACAAGATGACGTTTCAGTTTTACAAGCACAAAAACAATATGACTTACAAGTTGTAGAAAGAAGTATACAAAAATTAGAAGAGCGTATGTCTTACGCTTTCTTATTACACACAGCAATTCAAAGAGACGCTGAAAGAGTTACAGCCCAAGAAATTAGATATATGGCTGAACAATTAGAAACGTCTATGGGTGGTGTGTATTCTTTATTGTCTCAAGAATTACAATTACCTCTGGTTAGAGTGTTAATGAAAAGAATGGGACAAACAAAAGAAATTCCTTCTTTACCTAAAGGTAGTGTTAAACCCACTATTATAACTGGTATTGAAGCTCTTGGTAGAGGTAATGATTTACAAAAACTAAGAGAATTTGTGGCAGAGATTGGACAACTCGCACAAATAAATCCTCAAGTAGTACAAGCTCTAAACCCTAATGACTTGCTAACTAGAATAGCTACAGGTTTAGGAATTGATACAGAAGGATTAATAAAATCGCCTGAACAATTACAGGCGGAACAAGAAGCGGCAATGGAACAGCAACAAATGCAACAAGTCATGGACACTGCTCAAGACGTTGCACCGCAAATTGCAAATAATATGACTAAGGAAATGTAACAATGGTAGAACAAGTAGAAATAAAAGAAGCTGAAACTACTAGCGAAAAGCCAGTAGAACAAGTTGAAACTCCAAGACCAGAAGGATTGCCTGAAAAATTTAAGTCTGTTGAAGACATGGCTAAATCTTATTCTGAATTGGAAAGTAAATTAGGAGCTCAGGATAAATCGTATGAGAATGAAACATCTCAACCAGAACCTAAACAAGAAAGTAAAACAGAATCTAAACCTGAAGGTGATTTAGAAATAGCTGAGAAAGCTGTATCTAACGCAGGTTTAAATATGGAAACTTTACAAAACGAATACAATGAAAAAGGACAACTTGATGACAAGTCTTACGAGTCACTTGAAAAAGCAGGTATTCCAAAATCATACGTTGACGCTTTTATCAACGGACAAGCGGCACTAGCTAAACAACAAGGTGATGATGTTAAAGCAGTTGTTGGTGGTGAAGAGTCTTATAATAAGATTGCTTCGTGGGCGGCTGAAAATATGACTGAAGCTGAAAAGAAAGCCTACAACGATACTGTAAATAGTAGAGATGTAGAGTCTATCAAACTTGCAGTTGCAGGATTAAAAGCAAAATTTGACATGGCTAATGGTAATGAACCAAACTTAGTACAAGCAAAAGCAACACCTACAAGTGGTGCTCAGTATGAGTCTTGGGCTCAAGTAACTGAAGCTATGCAAGACCCAAGATATGCAAAAGATGTTGCGTATCAAAATGCTGTTAAAGCTAAATTAGCTAACAGTAAATTATAAGGAGACTCAATGTTATTACAGGCTCTAAAGAAAAAACTGGAAGCAAAGATTGTTGAACATTCAACTGTCTTAGACATCTACAATCAAAAATCAGTTGGTATTGGCGACCATGATAAGTTACTTGAAATCGTAGAAGATAGATTTGAGAAACTTGTTTGTGCTAAACACCAACTTGAGGAACTGGAGAAAATACTAAATGTCAAAAAAGAAACCGAAGACAAAACCGAAGGCGAAACCAAAGCCAAAACCAAAACCTAAGAAAGGATATTGATATGGCAAAAAAAGGTTTATACGCAAATATTCATGCGAAACGTCAGAGAATTAAATCTGGTAGTGGTGAACGTATGAGAAAAGCAGGGAGCAAAGGAGCTCCTACAGCCGCTAATTTCAAAAGAGCGGCAAAGACAGCCAAGAAAAAATAAATTAGTTGTGCACTCTTTATAGAGGGCAACTGCCTAATCACATAGGAAACATAGCTTGACCTACTGCGGTAGACAATCTTGATTCATGGGACTGAAAGTGTAAGGGCTTTTATTAACAACGTCAAAAAAGGAGACTAACATGGCAAACGCAACTGGTGCACAGATTGGTCAGGTTAATGCTTCTGGTACAGAAGACGCTCTGTTTCTGAAAGTTTTTGCAGGAGAAGTTTTAACTTCTTTTGATAGAGCTTCAGTAACAAATGGTGCTGACATGGTAAGAACTATTAGTTCAGGCAAGTCGGCAACCTTCCCTGTCATGGGAAGAATCGGAGCGGATTATCACAGTATCGGAACAGAAATCACTGGTTCATCTGTTAATCACAACGAAAAGGTAATTACGATTAATGACCTTTTACTATCTAGTGCATTTTTAGCTAACATTGAGGAAGCTAAGAATCATTGGGACGTAAGAAGTGCATACAGCACAGAAATCGGAAGAGCACTTGCTTTCCAAAAGGACAAGCATATTCTTCAAACAATCGGTCAAGCGGCTCAGGCTTCTGCAAACGTATCTGATTCAGGATATGGTGCAGGTACAGTATTGACTAACACAGGTATTGCTTCAGCAACAGCTTCAACTGCGGCTAATGCAATGATTGATGAGTTATTCAATGCGGCTAAAGCACTTGACGCAAACTATGTTCCTAAAGAAGGTAGAAAAGCCTTCATTAAGTTAGAGGAATATTACAAACTAGCTAACGCTACTAACGCCGTTAATATAGATTTCTCAGGAAAACCTAACGGTGGTGTTGCTGACGGTAAAGTAATGAAAGTTGCAGGTATTGAATTAGTACCTACAGCACATTTCGTTGCTTCCGACTTATCTTCATCTACAGCAGTAGACGCAGGTAAAACAGCAACAGGTGCTTACCCACAAAGGGTAAACCTAGCTAACTATGTATGTCTAGTATCACACCCTTCAGCAGTAGGTACTGTTAAGTTAATGGACTTAGCTACTGAAATGGAATACGACATTAGACGTCAAGGTACGCTAATGGTAGCTAAATACGCTATGGGTCATGGAGTTCTAAGACCTGAAGCGGCTGTAGGAATTAAAGAAGCGTAATCTTTACGTTACTTTATACTTATAAGGAAAGGCGGTTATGGGGAGACTCATGCCGCCTTTTATAATTTTAAAAAAGGAAAAGCATGACAACACAAATAACACCAACTACAGAGTTACAAGCTGTCAACACAATGCTTTCCGTAATTGGTGAAGCTCCTGTAAACTCAATTACAGGTACAACAAGTGTTGACGTATCAGTCGCTAAAAATATTTTAGATTCCTCT